TTTTTAAAAGATGCAGAAGATGGTTATAAAAAATTCTCTGCAAGCATAAAAACAATGCAAGAAGAACTACAGGGTGTATTTAAAAAATCTTATGATGGCTTAACTAATCTAACTATGGATTTCTTAGAGAAAGGTAAAGCTAGTTTTAAAGATTACGCAACTAGCATAGTTAAAGAATTAATGAGAATAGCAGTACAAAAACTGCTTATTGATAAAATGTTTGCATCATTTGGCGCAACATTATCAAGAATTAGAGATGATGTTACGGCTGAAATGGCTTGGAGAGATATTACTGGCGGTGGTGCTGGTTTTGATCCTTTTACAGACACCTTTGCTGGTGGTGGTTATACAGGTAATGGTGCTAGAGCTGGTGGAATTGATGGTAAAGGCGGTTTCCCAGCCATACTACATCCCCAAGAAACAGTTATAGACCATGCTCAAGGACAAAATCAGGCTCAAGTACAAAGCATGAACGCAACAGTTAATTTTAATATATCAACAGTAGATGCAGCAGGTTTCGATGAATTGCTTGCATCAAGAAAAGATTTAATAACTTCTATTATCAATAGTGCAATGAATAATAGAGGAAGAATGGGAGTTACATAATGAGTGATATATTTCCAACAAATCCAAATTTTCAAGCTTTAGATTTTAAAGATAATAGACCGTCATTAATGAATCAAACCTTATCTGGTAAAAGGCAAATAAGGCAAATAGGCGGTCAATATTTTACTTTTACAGTTTCAATGCCACCAATGGAACGTGTTGATGGACAGGCTATATATGCGTTTTTACAAAAACAAAAAGGCATGATTAATACATTTAAAATTGGTTATCCTTTAGATAATTTAGGCGCTTCTAAATTAGAAACCGATATAAAGGTAGTTGGCATACAGTCTGCTGGCGATGCAAATATTGCTTCTGATGGCTTCTCTCAAACCACTAATGCACTAAGAGCTGGCGATTTAATTAAATTTGCCAATCATACAAAAGTTTATATGGTTACAGATGATATTACAGCTAGTGGTGGATCAGCTTCTATTTTAATATCACCGCCACTAGTAGCTGCTGTTGCAAATGATGAAGCTATAACAGTCAACAAACCACAATTTACAGTTTATTTAACAGGAGACACATCGTATACAACAAATGCAACAGGGTTCTATAACATATCATTTGAAGTACGAGAGGTGGTAGAGTAATGGGCAGGAGCTTATCTACAGCTCTGCAAGCTCAAGTTTCAGCAGAATCTAACAAAATTGCTTTTCTTGTTGAGCTAAATCTATCAACAGTTATTAGAGCTACAGACTTTTATACAGACATAGTTTATGACTCAGAAAGTTATCAAGCTGGTGGCTCTTATCTAGCAGTAGATACAACTCAAGAAACAGGCGAACTAAAAGTAGATGAAATTAATATAAAATTTTCTAATGTAACAGATGAGGTTAGAGCATTAATTGATACTGGTGCTTATGTAGATAAATCTGTAAATGTTCATATAGCATTTATGGATTCTAGCGATGCTTTAGTTGGTGCTATCAATTACTTTACAGGCAAAATTAGATCAGTCTCTATAGCTGAAAGCAATACAGAATCCGTAATTAGTATTGTAGTTGCTAATCATTGGAGTAATTGGAATCTTAGTAAAGGCAGACATTATTCAGACGAATCTCAGCAAAACTTTTCTTCAGGTGATAAAGGTCTTGAGTATGCAACACAAACAAAATCAGACGTAAGGTGGGGTAGCTAATGCTTGGAATATTTAAAACTATTGGTGCTGCTATTGCTAAAGAGTGGGGAAGATCAATGGTTGCAAAAGCAATAATGGTCTTTCAGGGCGCTACATTAGCTATCGGAATTAAAGGCTACTTTCAAGCAAGAAACTTGCTTGCTAAAGGTCAAGACATACTTGCTAACAAAACAGCAGCAGGCGGAAAGATACCTGTTATCTATGGTAGACGTAGAGTTGGAGCGCAAATTGTATATATGGACACCGCTTCAAATAGAAGTAAGGATTTATTTATTGTCTACGCTTTATCGGTTGGTGAGTGTGAAGAAATAGAAGGAAGAACAATAGAGCTTGACGGCAATCCAATTACTGATCCAAATAGATTTAGAGATGGTTGGTATATAGGTTCAGATAAATCACAAAACAACAATCAATATCCGTACCCATTAAACAATGCTTCGCAAATAGGTACTAATAATGGCTCTGCTAATGCTGGTAGTAATGGTACTGATAAAACCAAAAGATACAGAGCTGTATTTAATCTACATCATGGTGCAGCCACACAAACTGCTGATCCAATGCTTAGAGCTTCAGTAGGTAGTCAATGGACTACAGCGCATAAATTAAATGGCATAACTTACATAGCTGCATCGTATGAGTATGACACTAAAGCTATGTTTAAATCAGTTCCACAACTTACTGTAGTTGTAAAAGGGCAAAAGGTTTACGATCCTAGACTTGACTCAACTGTTACAGGTGGTAGTGGAGACCAAGATTTAAGTGATCCTTCTACTTATGCTTGGAATGATAATGCTGCTTGCTGTTTCCTAAATTATTTGACTAACGATAGTTATGGTAAGGGTTTAACAGCTAGTGATTTAGATTTAGAATCTTTTAGAGTAGCAGCAGCTTTAACTGATACATTGGTTGATACACCTGATTTTAATGGTTCTTTTTCTTCTACTATATGGAGTGCTAGTGGCGGTACAACACCTACCAATGTCATTACATTTGCTAATGAATCTCAATGGTCAAAATATAAACTAGGAGATACTTTATCTTTAAAAGATAGTAATGGAAATCTAGTCGTAAATGAAAAAACAATATCAGATATTCAAAGAAATGTTTTTTATGGTCAATCACAACAAAACATAATAATTATAGATGATGAGATTGATGATGATTATGATGATGAGGGCGGTACTTCTTTAGTTAAATCAAAACGCTTTCATTGTAATGGCGTAATAGATACTAATAAAAACGTCATGGAAAATGCCAAAGAATTACTTGGCAATATGCGTGGTATCTTAAATTATGTTGATGGTAAATATGAATTATTAATTGAAGATACTGGTTCTTCAGAATTTACAGTTACAGACGATCATATTATAGATGGCATATCTATTGATTATGGTAATAAAGATAATAGAGCAAATAAGGTTGTGGTGGAGTTCTTTAATGGCGCACAGGGTTACGAACAAGATACTGCTACTGTTTATCACAATAATAGCTCTTCTACTTATAAAGATGATGATGGTGGAGAAGAGTTAGAAGTTAAAGTTGCAGCACCATTAGCAGTATCACCTTATGTAGCTTGGAACATGGGTAAAGCTGTATTAGCTAGATCAAGATATCAAACCTCTATTAACTTTTTAGCAACGCCTGAATTATATAAAGTTAATGTAGGCTCAATTATTTCAGTTGATTATGCTGGTCTTGGTTTAACCAACCCAGCTAAACCCTTCAGAATTGAAACTATGGACTTGCAGGCAAATGGCTTAATAGCTATTAGCGCAATAGAATATATTGATATTTATACTTGGCAAGTACCACCAGTTGAAAGCGTGCCACCAGCTTCAGATATACCAACAGGTTTTGAATTAGTAGTACCAACAGGATTATTGCTTACTGATACTAGTGCTAACAACCCAAGAGCTTATTTATCATGGACTGCAAATTTAAACTATCCAGTTGACTCCTATAGAGTTATTGTTTTAGATTCAAACTCTAATTCAGTTATAAATGCTATTGTTAATAGCAATTATATTTATTTAGATTTACTACCTGTTGGCACTTATAACGCTACAGTTACAGCAATAAATAGCGTGGGTACAGAAAGTGAACCATCTACACCTGTTTATCAATTTTCTATAGCTAAAGAACCTATTGCAACAGGCGATGTTCAAGATGATGCTATTACAAATGTAAAAGTACACGACCTAAGCGCAGCAAAAATTAATACTGGTGAACTTAATTTAGGTACAGCTTCAGGCATGGCTGTTAAACAAGCTAAGTCAGGATATACAGATACAACTACTGGTTTTTGGTTAGGTAACGATGGCGGTACGCCTAAATTTAATATTGGAACTAGCACTAATCATTTTAAATTTGATGGTACAGGTGTAAGTATTAAAGGTGCTTTAGAAGCAACAGCTTTAACTATAGATGGCAATGCAACAATATCAGGAACATTAGATGCTTCACATATTACAGTTGATGGCGATGCTTTAGATACTTTATTGGGTGTTGCAGGAACAGGAGCAAATAAAGTTTTAAAACTTGGCTATGATGCAAAGAATAAGCTAGAGGTTACTGGTACACATTTAAAATATACAGCTTACGACCAAGTTCAAGCAAATGGTGATCTAGCATTAGATATGTTTGAAACTAGTGCTACTTTTTATCCTTCAGCATCAAGAATTGGTTGGAGTCCAACTGTTATTAATTCAGGTGGTCAGGTTACTACAACAAATTTAGAACTTAATACACAAACCACACCAACCTATTCAACAAGTAATCTTTTATATAACGTAGGCGGTGCTTTATATTGGAATGGTAATGCAGTTGGTACTGGCAACTCAAACATAACATCAATAGTTGCAGGTACAAATCTTAATGGCGGTGGTAATACAGGTACAGTTACCATAAACCTAGATTCAACTATTACAGGTAACCATACCTTTAGTAATAATTTAGTTATACAAGGTAATTTAGACGTACAGGGAACTACTACCACAATAGATACTGCAAATCTTGACGTGAAGGATAAAAACATAACTCTTAATTACTCAACTGGTGATAGCTCTGCTAGTGCAAATGGTGCAGGTATTACTATTCAGGATGCTGTAAGTGCAGGTAACGATGCTACCTTAACTTGGAATACAGCTAACGATAGTTTTAATTTTACACATGCAGTAAACGTAACAGGCAATATAGGTGTTACAGGTACAGTTGATGGCAGAGATATTGCTACAGACGGAACTAAGTTAGATGGTATTGAAACAGGTGCAACAGCAGATCAAACCCAAGCTCAAATAAATGCTTTAGGCATAACTGCAATAGGCTTATCAGGTACGCCAAATATAAGTGTTGGTTCTATTAATTCAGGTGCAGTCACTTCAAGTAGTTTATTTACAGCTAATCAAACGTCTCAAGGCTTTAGACATGTTGCACCTGATGTTATGTCAGGACATACAAACAGAAACGAGATTAAATTTAACTACACAGGAGATGAGACTAGGTGGTTCATAGTTCCTCTTGTTGATGGTTCTCCTGTTTATAGTAAAGAATTATTTTTTAATTTCAGTACGCAAGAATGGAAGATTGAAGGCTCACCAACTATACTTGCTTCAGGGTTACATGGAACACCTAATATTACTGTTGGGACTTTAAACTCAGGAACTATTAATTCAGGTGCTATAACAAGTAGTGGGAATCTATTACTAGACTCAGCTAATGCAGAAATTAATTTGCAATCAGGTATATCTGGAACAAGTGGAGCAGTCAACTGGACGTTCAATACTTCAGGAACTA